ACAAATACCGCAAAATCTTCAGTCGCAATATCTAATTGATTTCCTGGAATTGAAAAATAGCTTGAAGTTCCATTAAAGCGAACTGCAGATAAACTATTAACAGCATTGTTTACAAACGTAGGAGTTCCAAATGCACTGGCATTATATCCATTACCGCTCTTATCATTCCACTGAGTAACATTTGCACCACTTCTTAATACATTAGTTGAATCAGCAGCATCCAACCAAAGCGCAAGTCCAGCAATTTGATTCGGTTGAAATAATATTAAATTACTCGTATTATAAGGAATCACAGAACTCATCTATTGTCCTGCGTAGAATATGTTTTAAAGGATTCAAACATTATAATAATATGACAAACAATCCTGGTTACACCGAGTGTGATGAAACTTTAGTAATAAAAGAGACTCCTTTTACAAATATGACTCAAGAACCATTATATAAACGTAAGATTATTCTTCTTGCCACAGCGGCCATTACATCAAGCAATATTTTCTCCAATGGTCTTTTTCAAAATGTTTTTGTACTTTATAAAATGTTTGAATCAATGGGTTTCTGTCCTATTATGATTGTTAATGATAAACCAAAAGATCTTGAAAATATTCCTAGTATGATTCGTTCTTCTCGCATGATGGTAGCAGAAGAATTACTAAAGCAACCAATTCCTATTGTTGCATATATTGAAATCGGAATGTCGATTGATCCAGTTGTACGAAAGTTTCTACGAATGATTGGTGCAAAGAGTTATAAGCTTTATTTAGGAAATATATTGAATATTGATATTGAGACACCAATATTTTATCAACAAACGAATTTTGCCCATCATGTTATAGGTGAACTGGATGAAGTATGGGTTTCTCCTCATTACAAACAGCATGACGAATACGCTTGTTATTTGAATCATACAGATCCTAAACTTCAGAAGAATCTAACTGTTCCCTATGTTTGGGATCCGTGTTTTGTAAGTAATACAACGAAAGAAATACATTGGCGTCCTCGTAGAGCCAATGAAAAAGAAACATTTGTAATTACTGAACCCAATATTAGTTTCCAAAAAACTTCTATTATACCTGTGCTAGCTTTGGATCGGTGGTATAGAAATAATCCCACTTGGGATGGTCAAGTAATCGTTGTAAATGGTGACCGCCTATTAATGAATCCTTATTTTAAAGAATGTATCTGGGATACATTAGATTTAGTTAAAGATGGAAAAATGTCAGTATTAGGCCGCAATGATATACAGAAAACTCTTGAACTATATCCGTATGCATCATTCTTCTTACATCAAATTAATAATGAATATAATTATATGACTTTAGAACTATTACATTATGGATATCCTGTTATTCATAACGCATCTTCTTGGAAAGAATATGGATATTATTACTCAGAATCAGATTTAGATTCTGCTGGTAATCAAATATCTAATGTAAGATATCATGCTCAAAATGGTGAAACATACAAATCACATGCGCAAAGTTTAATATGGACCCATTCGCCATACAATCCTTCTGTACAAAAGAAATGGCATGAGATTTTATACGCTTAAACCATATTTTCTTAAAATATGAAGATAAATCATGAAGGTAGGGATTCTATCATCTTGTCAGTATTCTATGTTTAGTGGAGGACTCGCAAATACAACAATCTCAATTTATGAATTAATGAAAACATGTGGTTATGAAGTAACATTGCTAAATACAAATAGCGATGTATCTTGGTGGGACGATGGCCAAATGTTACAAAAGGAAATATCTGTTGTAAATATTAAAAAAGATTCTATACTACCAGATGTATTTGATTTAATTATTGAATTAGTCCCTTTTTTTGAATCACAAACAATGCGTCAAAAATATGGCAAACATTTTGTATATTTATTTCGTCACAATGTTCTAATTCCTACTATTGAGCATTCACTATATCCTGTATTAAATATGAAAGCAAATTATGACGGCATTGACCAAGTATGGTGCTTTGATACATTTTGTAGCAATTCTGAAAAGCAGATTCTAGAAACGATTACACGCAAACCTGTGGTATTCTTACCATATGTATGGACTCCTAGTATAGTAGAATCACACAGAACAGAACATGGTATGCCACTATGGATTCAGATGCAGTCAAGCATCTCATTACAAAATGAAGGAAAGTTGCCATTATGGTCTCCCCATGTATATGAAACAAATATAACATCTTCATCATCATGTACTTTACCATTAGTTATGTTACGTCAGGCAAAACTAAACAATTTTCCTATGAAGAACTACAAGATACATAATTCTGATCAATTAAATAATTCTCAATTCTTCAAAGACAATGTAGTAAAACATTGTAATGTAGAAGATTTGAGTGGTTCTTTTGTAGGCCGTCAGCGTATATGTGACCTTGTATTAGAGCCTATGAGTTGTGTTATTAGTCATGTACGTTTTATTCCATTTAAACCAATGCTTTTTGATATGGCATGGATTGGCATTCCTTTTATTCACAATTCTGAAGCTCTAAAACATGTAACATGCTTTGAACGATATTATTATCCAAACAATAAGATTTCTAAGGCAGTGGAATGTTTAGAAACTATGCATCAAGATTTCGTGACATCTCAAGGATGGTTTAATTTAGAAAATATACAATCATTTCGTAAATGGATTTTAGAAACACATTCATCCTATAATCCTGATATTAAAACAGCATATATGTCAGCGATTGAATCTACACAGAGTCAAACTATTATAGAACCATCAGTTATAAAAGATTCAGCAGTACTAGTACTATTATTTACAGACATGTGGGAGAACTTTAAGGCCGACTACAATTTCTTTACACTATTACTAAAAGCAGCAAATCCAACTATCGCAATAGATTTTTATGATGAAACAACCTTACCAAAGAATATAGTGCCAAACGCAATAATCTTTGGGCCTTTTGGAGAATCATGGAGAAGCTATCCTTCTGTACCAAAAATCCATTTTACAGGGGAGAATACTGCTCCAGTAGTGGAAGAATCTGTAGGACTCAATCTAGGATTTGCACATGCAGATATGGTGAATGATACATATTTACGTTTTCCTCTATGGATTCTTGAAATTGATTGGTTTAATTGTGATACATCTAGAATTGCAAATCCTAAACCTATACCTCTTGAAATGTGTACAAAGATTCGCTATGAAGAATTAGGACGGAAGAAAAAGTTCTGTGCCTTTGTTGTAAGTAATCCGAACAATGAAATACGTAATAAAGCATATCAATGGCTGAATGAATATAAACCTGTAGATTCTGCAGGCCGCTTGTATAACAACATGGGGTCGGATCTCTATGCCGGATTAGGTGGAGGTGGTGGAGAATTGCAAAAGGTAGAGTTCTTAAAAGATTATAAGTATTGTTTATGCTATGAAAATAATTCTTCTCAAGGATATGTAACTGAAAAACTTCTTCACGCAAAGGCGGCAGGATGTATTCCTATATATTGGGGAGACCCCAAAGTAGAACGTGATTTTGACACAAAAGGATTTATTGATGCACGAAATGTAAAAACAAAGGAAGAATTAATAGAACTTGTAAGAGGTATTGAAAATGATGATAAGCAATATTTAACAATGTATGAGAAGCCTATACTAGATGACTATAGAGTAAAGTGGGCTCAACGAACTATGGCAGAATGTGCAAATCGCATATTTAAGATTTTAAATACTGAGCCTGTAAAAGTACCAAGATTTTTAGAAACACCCATTTCTAAAGTTAAGAATATGAGTACATCTATAGAGGATCCTATTGTAGTAACATATGCCACACGTGAGTTTCTCCCATCACTAAACCAATGGTTAATTAGTTTTAATGCACAAAAAACCCATATGAACAATATGGATATTCTTATATATTTAGGTGATGATGTACCTGAAGAATCAAAGAAGAAATTACTCGAAGGTTTTCCCACTATACATTTTGCTAGTTTACCAAATATTGTACCAGATAATTTTAAAGATATATTTGAAGGAAAACATTATGCTTGGAAGATTTATATTTATCAAGAATTAGCAAATAGTATTTTGTATAAAGATAAGATGATATTCTATTTGGATGCTGGTGCTTTTATGTGTCGCTGGCCAAGCGAATATTTACGTTTAGCACAAGAAAATAGTATATGTGTCTTAGAAGATGCAACACAATACAATGAGCAATGGTGTCATCAAACTTGTATTAATAAAATGAAGATTACTCCAGAAGAATTAAAGCAAAAACAGATAGTTGCGGGAATCCTATGCTTTCGTTCAGGTAGCACAAAGGCGAAAGATTATTTTAACGAGGCATGGAGCTATGCACAAGAGCGTGATGTTATTGTTGGAGAAAAATGGTCTGGTATTCGTAACTCCAAACCTTATGGGCATCGTCACGATCAAAGCATTTTATCTGTATTAAGTCTAAGACATAAATTAGCCAAATATCCTTTACAAAACCTATATTGTGATATAAGTTTACGCAGAACTTTTATAACAAACAAAAACATTTATGTACATAGAGGAAACTTTAAGATTCATGAGCAGTTTGTAGAAGGAATTGATGATTGTTTTGTGATTAATCTAAAACGACGCAGTGATCGTCTAGAACGATTGTATAAGAATTCTCCAGAATTTCTAAATAAGATTATTATAGTTGAAGCATATGAAGGAAAACGTTTACAATTATCGCCAGCAATTGCCAGATTATTCAGGCCCCATGATTTTATGTGGAAGAAAGCAATTATGGGTTGTGCACTAAGTCATCTAAATATGTGGAATAAGTTAGCGTTAGAACGAGAAGAAATAAACAACTATTTGATTCTAGAAGATGATGTTAAATTACATAGTGGCTGGCAAGAAGTATGGAAAGAAGCACTACCGCATGTACCAGAAAATTACGATGTTATTTACTTAGGAGGGATTCTTCCGCCAAATCGCGGAGGATTTGAAAGTATTAAGGAACCAATCAACAAGTATTTTAGTCGTGTAAAAGAAAATAATTTTTTCGGTCAAACGAATCCAAATCGCTATTTCCACTGGTGTGCGTATTCATATATATTATCGAAACAAGGAGCGCAAAAGTTACTAAATACAATTAATGCACATGATGGATATTATACTTCTGCTGACCATATGATATGTAATCCTATTGATTATATGAATATATACTTCTTGGATCCATTGTTAGCAGGATGTTACCAAGATGATGACCCAGTATATCGCAATAGTGAGTTTAATAATTTTAATCGTGTTGATGGATTTGATAGTGATTTATGGAACAATGATGAACGATTTACTAAAGAAGAACTAGATGCAGTTACTTGTGATAATGAATTAGATATTGCAAAAGCACTAGCCGATGCTAGAAATTATGTAGAAGAAAAGATACTTGTAAAAAAGCTCGAAGGAAAAAAGATAAAAAGTTGTAGCAGATTTTTTACGTTGAAACAACATGAATTATCATGGGATTTATTATATGAGAAAAAATGGCTAATAGAAATGTTAGGAAATCCCGATTATATAGAGATACAACGTACAAGCATAGATGAGACTCTAGATGTTAAAAATCCTATTTTTATTATATTGCGAAACCAATCAAAAGAATATATTGAATTATTCAAATCCTATGAAACAAAAGGTTTTGAATATAGTGTTATTCATTTGAGTGATGAATATGGTACAGATGATATATCATATTATGATTATAAGTGTTGTAAATCTGTAATAAGAAATTATGTAAGACCTGATTTACCATCAAAAGTACTTGTCCTACCATTAGGATATCACAGAGGATTTCAAAATGCGATTACACAGCCATATGAGCGAACCCCACAGATTCCATTTCGTAGCAAGTTATGGTCTTTCTTTGGAACAAACTGGAATAATCGTGAAGCCATTTTAGAACCATTAAAGGCGATTGAAAAACATAATTTAGTATTATATGATGGCTGGAATGATCCAAAGAATATTTGTGAGCAAGAATATTTAAGCAATTTACTTGATACATTATTTGTCCCTTGTATAGGTGGAAATAATGCTGAGACATATCGTTTTTATGAGGCATTAGAATGTGGATGTATCCCTATACTTGTAGAGGATTCTCAGTCAAAAGCCTATTGCGATTATATTAAAAATTATATTCCAATTACCACATTGGTAAGCTGGTCTCAAGCAACATCATTTATTCAACAATTATACAATGATAAGCAAACGCTAGAATTATATAGGCATTCATTATTACAATCATATCGTTCTATGAAGCAAATACATAAGGAAAATTTAGTAAAAGTGTTAGAGATATAAAGAAATATTGACTAGTAAATTAAGAAATGAATAACGGATCAGAGATGCCAATGTTTTTTAAGACGCTTGAGCAGCAGCTTAATAAAGAAAATCCCTCTAGTGAGGCTGGAATTGACCTTTCAAAGATTGGATTTGGAAGTATTATTGCAAACCCATCTGAGAAAGATGATAAATCAAAGCTAAAGTTTATGCTTGTATCTACGCATCTTCACCAATTCACCGGATATTCAAAGGTTGCACATAATATGGTTCAAGAATTATCAAAAAAGTCATGGCTCAAGCTAACACACTTTGGATTCCAAAAGATGCCTGAAGTACCCCAAGGATTTCGCCCATATCCTTCCAACGTTGACGTGTATGATGCTGCTGCTGGTGAAAAGCCTTTCCAGCAGGGTTTCGGATATCAGCAGTTGCCTGAATTTATTCGTCGCAAGGAGCCAAATGTTGTTATGATTTATAACGATTTATCGGTTGTATCACGTTTTCTAGAAGAGATTCGCAAGTCTGGTATTCCTCGCACCTTTAAGATTTGGGTATATTGCGACCAAGTTTATAACACGCAACTCCAGCCTTATCTCGATATATTGAATCGCGATTCCGACCTTATTTTTACATTTACAAATGGATGGAAGAAATGCTTGAAGGATCAAGGAATTACACGCCCTATTGATGTAATTACACATGGTTATGATAAGGATAAGTTTTTCCCAATTCCTCGTGAACTCGCACGTAAGCAAATGAATCTACCCAATGACCGATTTATTATTCTGAATCTGAATCGCAATCAGCCTCGTAAACGTTATGACATTTTGATTATGGGTTTTGTGGAACTATTGCTAAAGTACCCTACCAAGCCAATTTATCTATTTTGTGTATGTGACAAGGGTGAAAAGGGGGGTTGGGATTTGTTTGGCCTCTATAAGCGAGAACTTGTTTTGCGCAAGGTACCTGTTGAGCAGTATGCGGATCGTCTTATGATATCATCAGTAGATATGGTCTTCCGAGATGAGGATATTAATATGTTTTACAATGCTGC